TCCTAGGGGTTTGGTGGAGCTCCACTGCCAATCCCCCGCCCCAACCATTATGGAGCGGAATGGAGCGAAAAACATGAAGATAACCAAATCCCTTGAACGTTGGTTTCCGGCACCTGACGACCCGGACCAGTCCGAGCATCTGGTAAGACATCTATCCCCGGGTGAAGTAGCGGATATCATCAAGAGTGTCACGACGTATGAAACCAGGTACACCAGCGACCCCGACCATCCCGGTAAACTCACGCCTGAAATGATTCAGAAAACAGATCCGGAAGAGATACAGAAAAAGATGTTTCTTGCCAGATTGCGGGGGTGGAAAAATATGTTTGACTTCGATGGCACGACGAGGCTTGAATGCACAGAAGCGAACAAGCTGAAGGCATACCGTGAGATCGAAGGTTACGCCGGATTTATCGAGGAGTGCGGGGACACGCTGAAAGCGGATATCCTGAATGAGGGCAAGGTACTTGAAAAAAACTGATCGAGTTCTGCATCAATGCGATGCAGAAAACGGATTGTGATGAATGCAGAGAGACCTATGCAGCATATGACGAGGATCCACCATGTGGAAGGTTCGGAAGGCCGGATTATTCAGAATGTACTTGGCTTAAAATTCAGCTTGACCCGGACAATGAGACACTATGGGAGATCTACAGGCGAGTTATAGGGCAACATGTCAGTGGGTTTTATGGCAACGGGCCTCTTAACATTTTAGCGGTATATGAAACGATGGACCGACTCGGGATACCCCGAAAAGAGCAACTTGACTTGCTGGATGAAATCATGGCGCTTGATCGAAAAGTGATGGAGGCTATAAAGACGAAATGAACCTTGGGGCTGCATATGTAGTTGTAAAAGCCAAGAACGAAATGGCGAAAGGCCTGAAGGCCGCACGGAAATCTGTCGGGTCCGCCGTGACCGCAATGGCGAAGATGGCTATCATCCCCATCACGATAGGCACGGCTGCATTAATAGCGGGGATAACGAAGTCCATTACTAAATTCGGGGAATATGAAACCGTGTTGGTCGATATGGGGAAAGTAACCAGCGAATCTTTTGAGAGCATTACGGCGAAGATACGAACACTTCCGGCTGAATTAGGTACGGCTACAGCGTTGACCAAGGGCTACTACCAGGTGATAAGCGCGGGTGTGACCGAGCCCGTGGCCGCTATGGAGTTGCTTGTAACATCAGCTAAAATGGCGAAAACGGCGCACGTTGAACAGGGATCTGCTGTTGAGGGGTTGACGTCTATAATGGCAGCCTTCGGCGTTAGTAGCATAGTTGCCGGAGAGTCTATGCAGCAGATGGAGAAACTAGGTAAAACGAGTGTAGGCAGACTTGTGAGCATCATCGGGGAAATATCATCTACATCCGCATTAGTTGGACTGTCCCTAGACGAAATGGGCGCGGCATTCGGGCGAGTGACATTGCAGAGTGGAGGGACGGAAAAAGCGGCTACTCAATACAAGGCACTCATGATGTCATTAATATCGCCTACTACTGCAATGGCAGCATTGTTAAAGGATTATGGAGGAGCACAAGAAGCCATAAAAGCGATCGGCTTTGAGGGTGTTTTGCGCCTGATTACCAATGCGGCTGAGGGCAATGCTACGACCTTGAGAAAAATAGTTGGACCGGCGGAAGCTGTTCTTGCGATAAATGCATTAGTAAGTGATGGGATGCAAGGGCTATCCGAAAATATGATAGCGATGAGTGATAAAACCGGAAAGCTAGATAAAGCATGGAAAGATTACAGGGGCACGCTTGCGGCGATCTGGGAAACGTTTAAGAACGTTGTTGGAAATCAATTGATTTGGATCGGAGATAAGTTGGCACCGGCCATTAAAGCGGTTATAGAGGCATTAGGCGTGTGGCTTGAGGTGAATAGGGATTTGTTTACAAATGAGATTGCAGATTGGTGGGAAAAAGTAGTTGATTTCGCCAAGGGGTTGAAACCATTGATTTCTGAGATAGTCACCAAATTTGGGGAGTGGTATGACAAAAGCGAACAATTCCTCAAATCGGGTTTTAAGAATACTCTGACCGCCATAAAAGATGTTATTTTGGAAATCCCGGGATTCATCTCAAGGGTGATAACGGCAAGCGCTGAAATGCAACAATCTATCGGTAATGCCGTGAGTGCTATTGTTTCAAGCATTAAATATGCCGTAAAAACGATACAAATTGCCGTGAGTGCTATTGTTTCAAGCATTGAAAATGCCATAAAAACGATACAAAAAAGTGCGTTTTTTTCAAGCATTGAAAATGCCATAAAAACGATACAAAAACAGGCGATTTTGGTTATAGGCAACATAAGAACAGATATATGGAGAGCCAAACAAGATATGTTGAACTTTTTAGATTTGTTTACCCCTACCAGTACCATCGAATACATAATAAAATTGTTTGGTGAAGGTTCAACGAAAAAACCCATAACCGAAAAAATAGATGAAGTCGCTCAAAAAATGGGTAATTTGAGTAAATTTATTGAGACCATGAAACCGAGTTTCACCATCGATGCAACTCCGGCGACGGCAACCATTGAGAATATCAAGGCAAGTCTGCAATCATTAACATCATACGGGATAGGGTTTAAAGGGGTGCCATTAGATTCCCCCGCTCCACAGAGATACAAGACACCGGCAGAGGAAATCGCATTCCTTAACGCATCCAGTTCGACGGCTGCCCGTATAACTAATGTTAGTGTTAGCGTCAACCCGACATTCATGACAGGTGATAAAAATGCTGCGAAAAATGCGGCTGATATCATTTGGAACGAAATAAGAGATAAGGTGAACAGGCTAAACTAATGGGCGCATCAATAATTATATACCCTCAAAACATCATGGAGGATGGGACAGTCACCGTCACCGGCACGGCGGATGCCGGGTTTCCGGAGGCGAGGCTGTGGGATAGGTCCATTGATCTGTTTTGGGTTGACACAGTAACAGAAGCCAAGGTCTATCACGTGGACTACGGATCTGCGGTATCCTGTGATACGCTCATCATCGACAAGCACAATTTTAACGGCGAGGATATGCAGTTTCAGCACTCCCCCGATGATGCAGCGTGGACCGATGCCGTTACCGACTGGACGCAGGGAGATAATTTACAGATTGCCAAGGCGATGGCGGCCAGCGCATCAAAACGATACTGGCAGGTTACGGTAACCAGTATGTCAAACCCCAAGTGCTCAGAGATATTCATTTCACTCGGGTATGTTTTCCCGGTTCAGGCAAGTCCGAACTCATCACAGGCAGACCGTGCCAATGTGCAATGGAATCGAACTGTGGGAGGATTGGATAGGTCCACTAAGTTTGGTGTTAAGCGGCGGGTGCGGAATTATTCTCTATGGCTGAGCGCAGCGGAGCAGACGAGCTTTTCAGCGGCGATGGTATTTTTGGACGATTATAGCAAACCGTTCTACATCAAGGATCATGCTGGGGCTTATTTTTTGTGCCGATTTATTGATGTGCCGGTGTTTGATTTCAATCACAAAACACATGCACGGATAGATGTTGGCATAGTGGAGGTATTATAATGGCAGTCGTATTTGATTATTCGGCGTATTTGCAGAATTCCAGACAGTTAGTGTTAGGGAGTTATCCTTCGGATTCATCCGAAACAGCAGTTACGCCGAATGCTTATGTGTTTTTCTGGAGTCTGTTTAACCCGGGGCATGCCGGAACGGCCAGCGTTATCGAATTTAATTTCACGTTTTTATTCACATTGTCAACTGCGGTGACCCCGAGCCTTTTGTATGTCTGGCAAATAAAGCCATCCGGTGGGGCATGGGCTACGATTGGAGATGCCGGGCAAGAAGCGACTGCGACCATTACGGCAACCGGCGCACACACGCAGAAGGGGGTATACACAACCGCGGTGTTGATGCCTTGTGAAATACAATGTATTGGCACGGATAATAGTGATAATTGGTTACTGACAACGGGAACATCATCATATATATGCGCCATGAGGGCATATGGAGCCGTATAGATGAAAACCCTGTCCGCATTTAATACCACAGCAATCGATAACCCGGAAGCTTCCCCGATCCGGCTGTTGAAGCTGGAGTTTACCGGGTTGACGCTCTACCTATGCGACCGGACCTGGGGCACGGGTGCGGATTTCTGCGTGTTCAACGGGCAGCTTTATGAGCCCGTCATCCTCGGGTGGGACACGATCAGTATGGGCCGGATCAACCCGGTGACATACGAGGTGGAACCGGGAGAAGCGCGGGTGATCATCAACAATGACATACCCATTGGCGGGGCCAGTCGGTTCACGGCGTTATTCGGCGACTATACTCCGCAATATTCAGTCGCCACGATTAGCGTTATATTTGAGGGGGCTTCCGCCGCCGGCGATGAGATAACGCGCTTCGTCGGACAAATCGAAGACATGGAGCAGATGTCAACCGACCAGGTGACGATCCTCATTTCTCAATACGGCCTGGATATCTCCAATAAATTCAGCCACACGATCGCAGACGAAACGACATATAGCGATGCAGATGCCGATGAATATGGAAAAATGTTACCGCAGGTCTACGGATCGGCGAAGCGGGTGCCGTTTCTGCAAGTCGCCTATGCCTCCGGGGTGGCGGATTTTATCATCGGGCATGCGGTCAAAGCCATTGACACGGTGTATATCCGGGATATCGTACAGACAACGGGATTTATCGCTTATACCGGCCAATCGGGCGATGAGAACGCAAGCTATCCGGGGAAAGCCTGCATCACCTTCACCATTGAGGACAAACCGTTCCCCGTGTCTCGGGAGGCATCTGTAATCCCCGTTGGATATCCTAAAAGCCTGGACCATAACGGCATGATCCTCGATTACGACGAGACAACTACCATCACGTTTCAGACGGCGCCGGCGGGGAACCTTGAGGATATCTATGTTGAATACAGTTTCGAGATCCGGGAGTTCGGGGGGCCCTCGCAGACGATGGAATTTTATTTGGACGGGGTGCTTGTCGCTACATGGACCGCCGGGGCGCTGATCCAATTCGTCACATCCCCGCTCCGGGTCTATAAATCGTCCTGGCCTGCGACCGCTACCAAAACAAAGACCTGGCGGGCCGAAGGTGGCACAGGGATCGCGTTTACCGTGCTGTCAGCAATAGCATATGCAAAGTCCGATGTAAACGATTCCGGGCCCAACGGGCGCGGCCACACAGAGAGCAGACAGTCAACCAATGAGCCCCTTGGGAAAATTACGTCCGCCACAACGGTAGACGCCGCAACCGCGCTGACATTTCCGACCGCACCGGCCGGCACCCTGTCCGACATCCGGATCACCTATTCATGGGACTATCAGGCGATCGGCGATCCGATATTCTCCGGGGCGGCGCATCATCTTTCCATCGACGGCATCAACGTCATATGGGTGGATACGGACGGTACGACGACCGATCTGCTGCCGAGGACCTTCAGCATCCGGGAAAGTTCCTGGCAGACGAGTATTACAAAAACGCAATCACGGCTTTACGAATACCTGCGCGGCGAGGCGTTGATCATCACATCGGCGACGGAAACGGCTATCACGGACCTGGTAGATTACAACGTCAAAACATCCGGTGACACGGTTGATGATATGGTGTTCGGCGAGCGGGTGTCCGCCGATATCCAAGGGTGGCAGGATGACGGCGCCGGAACCTATACCGGGACTCCGGCTGCACTGATAGAAAGGCCCGACCACATCCTAAAACACCTGCTCATAGCCCGGTGTGGACTGGCTGCAGCGCAACTGGACACCACGTCATATACGGCGGCGGGGGTGTATTACGCCGCTCAATCCTACACGCTGGCCGTCGTTATCCTGCAAAAACCCAACGTCCGGATGCTGGTCAACCGGATCGCGCATCAAGCGAAATCAATCGAGTTCTGGGGCGCCGGCACCCACCACCTGATACACATACCGACGGCGGAAACCCTTGATAAGACCCTGGATGACACACGGATTGACCTCGGGCAGATCTGGACACGATATACTCAACGGATTGACATCCTTAATACGCTTACCGCACGATACGCGCGGGACTGGTCCGGGTATTCTGACAACGTGGACGCAGCGGCGGATTTGAAAGCGGACCGGAATGTTGTCACTGCGACGGACGCGGACAGCGTGACGGCCTATGGAGCCCTTGAGGGCGAACAGTTTACCTACCCCTACATCACCGGATCGAATCAGGCACAAGCGATACTCGACTGGACCAAGGGAGACCTGGCGAATCCACGGTTGGTTGTCGAGCTGGCCGGCGGGTATTATTTGGAGGACATCGAGCGGGGGTATATTATCGGCCTATCGCTCGGGACGGACGCAGAGCGAATCTTTTTTGACATTGATGCTCGGTCATGGCAGGATCGAACAGAAAGGACATGGCACAAAACTCTTGAAACATCTCAATTACAGGCGGCGATGCTGGACCTGGTGACGGGCGGTTACCGTTTCCGTGTGATTGACAAAATATACCGTCCAGACGCAGCACAACAAATACAAATGGTGGAGATTTAAACGATGGCAAATAAAAACTGGGGAGCAGGATCATTAATTGGGGGCGGCGCAGATGCCCTGGACGCGATAGATGGGGCACTATTGAGTGACGGCGATCATGCACTTGTGGCAACACTTACCGGGCATTATGTGTACGTTTTGGACGCCGACAGTGCGGCAACGGAGATCAGTCCATCGGTTATCGCCCCGGACAGTAACGCCGGAGACAAGCGGTGGCTATTGGTTGATCCCAATATCGTGCGACAGGAAAATCTCTTGGCCAATAGCGGATTTGGAGTGTGGTCAAATAGCACGCTCGAGAATGTGAGGACACTGCCGGATGCCACGACAACGGTTGTGGGAACCACATGCACATCGACGGCACACGCCTTGACGGCGGGGATGTTAGTAAAGGATGCCTCAGGAACACCTTTGGTTTTTGAGGTGGTATCGATTACAACCTCTGATGTGTTTGAGGTTGATCGAGCGGGAGCCACTAACGGCCAATGGTATGAAGCATCCCCAGGCTGCGTGGCATCCGATGCGCTGGGGCCGGATGGCTGGGCCAAGGATGGGACACTTGATTTACATCGTGAGCACAATGGTTCAAACACAAAACCCGGGTCATTTTACGCAATAAAACTAACGAAGGGCGCAGACACGACAGAACAACTAAAGTATGACCCAGACCAAGATCAACGATGGGAAGCTCGTACAATGTCGATGGGTGCCTGGATAAAGGATAGTACAGCATCAAATGCGAGATTATATATGTACACCGGAAGCGCATATACATACAGCGACTATCATACCGGGGGCGGGAGTTATGAGTGGATCGAAATGACTGCTACTATCGAATCGAATCCTGTTAATGTGCATTTTGGAGTGGATCTTCAGGGAAGCACTGGAAATATAAGTTATGTCTCTCAAGCCATGCTGGTATTCGGATCTTCAATCGGGGAAGGGAATTATTCATCACCGCCGGGGGAGGTTGTGTGGTTTGAGGATGACTCAAACTATCTAAATTCCTATGCAAACGTGACTGTCAGTGCGAATGCTGTCATAAACTTAGAGGCTGAATCAAACGGTGCAGTGCCAAAGGGCGCAAAGTCTGTAATTGTTCAACTTCAAGCAGTCTGCCCGGCAGCTACCGGAAGGCTTTTGGGGCTTAAAGCATCATCGGGGGATAATGTTGTGGCAGTAGGAGGATACAATGAGGTTGCAAGCTCTTTTTTTTACCGCACAGGAATTGTGCCGTGCGATGTCTATGGTGATATATATATAATCCGCGATAATACATATACCAATGTGTATGTGCGCTTGGCGGGAGTGGGTTTGAGATAACCCCAGGGGGCCGGCTGGACGTTTATGCGGTTGATAGGCATTATGACCGATCACGACCACATGGAAATCTGACACACGAATATGAATCCAACTATAATTATTGCTATCTCCGTTGCTCTGTTGGGGGTTTTTGTCACCCTGATAGGGATTATATTTCGGGCAATCAATATTCGCATTGATGGAAAGGTTAGCATGGAAAAATACATGGAGGCCATGACACATATCAACAAAGCGCTTGATGCTATCAACGGAACGGCAGCGACGATAAAGCGCATTGAGAACACGGTGAACAAGCTGGAAGAAAAAATAGAAGATAAATA